CCTGAGACTGCCGCCAACTTCCACCCCGTGTAAAGCACGGGCGATACACAGAGTATCGGTATACACGCGAGGATGAATATCAAACACCCAAGAGAGAATGGCACCATCAAACAAAGTGTTGTGAGCGAGAACCATGCTTTCTGCCCAGTTGAAGGTGTGTAAGTATCGTTTAAGTTGTTCACGTGTTCCGCTTGCCCATTCAGTTCCTTCATTGTTCACCTTTATACCTACGCCAATCACCTCAAATTGGCGGTCGCGTACGTACTCCTCTATTGTTAACTTAGACAGGGAAAAATCCCTGTCATAGTAGGTTTCAAAATCTATCGTGATTAAGTCCATTAGGAATCACCCCCTGCTAACTCACCCCCACACGCCATATAACCTGCGCCGTCCACCCAGTTGTCTGGATGCTTCGGATTAAAATTGATGCGTGCTATTTTTAGAAGTGTCATCATCACTGCGACATCGGTAGCTGATACAGGGTGTGCAAGATACGTCGCCCAGTAGCCAGCGGTCCTAGAGAAATTATTCTTCATGTCACCATGGTCAGCCGCACGATCCTTAGTTACGTACAACTTAGCAGTATCAAGAATCTGACCGCGAGAAAATCCCTCTGAGTTTTCCCCAGAGGGTCGTAGTTTTTTTCCAGTGCTTTTCGCCTCCTCTTCTGCGACAAACACCTCTTTCGGCGTGCCAATCTTTTGCATTATCTTGTAAGCATAGCCATACGATACTCCTGTGGCCTTCGAGACCTGCACAGGTGTGGCTGTTTTATTCTTAACTAAATACGCCCATACCTTGTCGGCTTTGGGTGATGCTTTACTAGCCATGATGTCGTTCTCCTATTGCACGTACGATATAACAAATGACCACAAGACCCTCGTACGGTTAAGGTCCGGCTCGTTCTCCTGTATCTTTCCGCGACCAAAATCTTTCCGCGACCCTTTGGCTTATTTGGAGGATTGTGCGGCTTGCTTTCTTGCGTACTTCTCACCCCACGAAAAGAACAACCGCATCGGCGAATACTTCGGAGCAATCAGATAAGCCTCGACGCAATGATTTGCGATAGCCATCCATTCAGCTTTGGTGCGTTGCTTCGCCATGTGGCACCTCCCATAGGATGCACGCCTTACCCCATCGGGTTTTGCCGCGCCTTCCGCTATCTCTTACACGAAGATCATTTGATAACTCAGATAGACGTGGTTGGACTGAAACATAAGGACGCTCTAGGTGATGCGCGATTTCCTCAGTGCTCATTGGGGTAGGTGATTTGGTTAGTAGTGTGTAGACTTGTTCGCGTAAAGTAACTTTCTTACCTGCGTTATCTTCAGCGGCGGCGAGACTTGTATCTCTACGCTGATAACCGATACCTTCTTCGGTGTATCCCATAACAACCTCCAATTTTTGCAGTGTCTAAACAGGTGAGCCTTCAAAATCTAACTCTAACTGTCGTGGGTCGCGGTACTTACCGCCAACATAGATCAACACGTCATCTATATTGTCTTCGTTAATGACAAGACTTATGCCATCGTTAGCTTTTATATCAGATAAATTCTTTTCTTGTAAGGGAGTTGGTTTATTTTTACCTGCCTTACATTCTATACCAAAGAACTTACCCTCGTAGCATCCAATGATGTCAGGAACGCCACTCTTACCGTATCCACCTGTAACTGGGTAGAAGTAATAGGCTCCTAACGTCTTTAGGTGCACCGTTACTTTCTTCTTAACTTTTGCTTCTGGTGTCATCGGGCGATTTCCTCGGAACTGGTATCAAAATCAAAGTCGGGGGATGGCGAACCACCCCCCGCTTGTTAGTGCCGCACTAACATTACCTACGGAACACCCAATAAACATTAGCATCAATCCGTCTGCCTACCCCTTCAACCTCACTGATTGGCTTATCCAATGGGGTTATCATCAGTAGGGCAACCTTCTCTTGCATCCACAAAGGTAGGTCATCCACTGAAGGGTACTCTCCACTGGCTGCACTGTCAACTTCCATACCAATACATGACACCTCGATAGTGTTGGTGTGTGGATTTACGTAAATACGGTATACGTTATCATCATGTGGTAAGTCGTTATTGTACGACATAGAACATACCGTCGCCCGCAGAGAAGCCAACATCATCAACGTAATCATTGGCTTGCAGGATATTGAGCACAGAAAGTTTCTGCATGATGTCTTCGGGTAACGTGTCTGCCGTGTACCGTTTTGCTTCACCACTGATCGCTATGCTGCGGGGCTGATACCCGTACTCTTCGGGGTCGATGTCGATAACGTCAAACACTTGCTGATCCGCGCGGTCATACACACGGATAAACCGCATTAGCACGGTGCGTTGCTTCAATCTAACCCACTCATCTTGCTTAGCAAAGAACGTAGCTAGGTTCTCACCAAACATGGCATCTATAAACTTGTGGTTACTATTCATTAGGTGACGTAGTTCAGTGAGTAAAGCAGGTTGGATGCCGTTGATGTCGAGCACGTTACGTGTCTCGGCGAACCTAGTGTAGGCCGTACCCACCACATCATTTACTGCATTGGATGCGTCTCGTAGACGTGTGGCTGCTAGCTCGTGTGGTGACATCATACGTATAAACTTCTTAGCATTACGTACTGCCACGTTGAAGTTAGTAGACATCTTCATGAAGTGTTGGTGGTGGTACTCAGCATACTTACCGTTCACAATCGTGCGTGCTTGCACCACATACATGGGCGTACCATCACCAGCCTTTTGGTAGTCACCATATCCAACCCACCCCAACACGTAGGGGCAATCGTCTCGGTATATCCAGTAACTTTGGGAGTCACGTGGGTGCATCTTCACACGTAACTCTTTACATACCCGCTCAGCAAAGGGTGTAGAAACACCGTCCCACGCACTAACTGTACGGTCTGTTGTTAGTGCGCCACTAACAAGTTTGTATTCATATCCAGCCATTGTCGTTCTCCTTAAACTTAGCCGTTTCTGATTTTGTTGAACGCATCATGTACTTGTTGTGCGCGTCTATTCATTTCACCCTGCTCTGCTTTGCTTCTGTTTTCTTCAGTCATTAACTGGTGCACCCTATGCGCTACAGTTTCTTCCATTAGCTTCAATGCTTCTTGGTAGTCCATGTTACATCTCCCTTGATGTTATGTTTATGTACTTACCTGTATCAGGCTTGGCATTCTTGTTATCCACGATCACCCACAACACAGGATGATCCCACGTACCCCAACCGCCGTAGATGTAGCCATCTGTAAACACGATAGAGGCTTGCGGCTTGATACCGTTCTCACGAAGATACTGCGGTACACAACGCACGTCAGTGCCGCCACCACCTACAGGTTTTGTCTTAGACGCAACCGTATCCAGTTCATCACCAGCGTACTTCTCATACCCACACACTTTGGTGTCCCAATAGCTTACGTGTAACTCGTCAGGCTTAACCGCCTCACAGATACCAACCAGCTCACTTATCATGATCTGTTGTTCACGCTTACCGATGGAACCGGACATGTCGTTGTGCTCGGCTATACAGGCAACTTTCTCGGATACACCGGAGGGCATATAATAACCTGATGACACGTAACGCCTGTTAGGTCGTTGCCATGTTGAGTAGTCATTACCTGCGCATGTGGTCTGAATAAACTCACGCAATACCTCGCGCCAATCTATCTGCGGCGCTAGCAAATCCTCAAGGTCACGATCACCACCACTGCCCATCTTACCTGCGATCAACGCGCCTTGGCGTATTGCCTCGTCAACATCACGTGCTAACTCGCGCTTCTCATCTGGTGTAAGTTCGGCGGCACCATCCCAGTCATGGCTGTCGAAACCTTTAGGTGATGAATCACCTGACCCCTCGTCGCCATCTTGGGGTGAGCCGTTATCACCTGTGGGTACTATGCTATCTTGACAGGTGTCATCGTTGCCGTTTTGTGGTGAGCCGTTATCACGTCGGTCAATAAAGACTGCCGCTGAATCCCAGTGTCGATACTTCACATCGAGACACCCACCTTGTGGCATGACTGCCCAACCATCTGGGTTGTCATCTGTAATCTTGATGTTGATTACATAGTCACACGCTTGATTGGCAAGCTCTCCATCTTGGTCGTACAGATGTCGCCATGTAGTAAGGTGTTTATACAGCTTATGGTAAACCTCATGAAGCACAAGGAACCGTAGTTCTGCATCGTTGAGCGAGTCAACATAGGCTCGCCCATACGTCTCGTCACGCCCGTTGGTACATGCCGTTGGTATGTTGTCCACCACTGAACGATCACCGATCATGAGGACACCTGCGAGAGCGAAATATTTAGGGTTGCCCATGATGTCAACGACAGCTTTGGACAGTCGTTGCTCTGCGGTAAGTTGTTTACCTATTGCTAACATAGTCTTCTCCCTATTTCTTGTCGGCGGCGAACATGTAGTTGTTGTCCATCGCCCATTGAGTAAACTTCTTGTTGGTCATCACGATCCTGCGGTGCGCGTACTTCTCGGCACTACAACCATTGGCGAACATACCTTGTGCTTCCTTATCGAGACGCACCATGTAGTCCATCCATGAGTCGATCCAATCGCTCCCCATCGTGGACAATGTACGGTAAACAACCATACACACGGCGGCGGCACTGTCTGGTACCTTGGCGTTCTTGGGATCGTCCTTGATAGATTGCAATGACGGTAGTTGATCAGCCAGTTTGACAAAGGCCATCAAGTCCATCGCGCCACGTTCACCAATGGTACCCATGAGTAAACCTGTTAACGTCTGATCATCGAAGCACTCTCGTGTCTTGAGCCAGTCGGATGCGGCTTCAAGTGAGCGCGGTGTCACAAACGCGGTGCGTTGTTGCTTGGGGTGGTAGATGTAGGGGTTGTCATCGGGGTCTTTGACATCCTCGAACCCATGAAACAAATGGGGGTTGTCCTTGCACCAACCAAGTAGTGTGTGGTCAACACCGTTGTTGATACCCCACTCGATCCACTCTGTGTTGTCAGGTTTACGTGCGGTGACCACCGTGATCCGGTTCCGTGCGATTGGTGGTATTAGATCACCGACACCCTCAGCCCCAAGGTTAGTTGTAGCAAACACTATGCTGTCAGGGTGTAGTGTGTACCCACCGATCTTGCGCTCCAACATGACACGTAGTAACGCGTTCTTCACCGCAGGGTTGGCCTTGCCATACTCGTCGATCATGAGAATGATAGGGGTCTTGTGGTGTGCGCCCAGTTCCTCGTTGGTGGCGTATGAAACGTAATCGGCGTCGTCTAGCTTGGACATCTTAGGTATGGTGATGTCGCCCAAGTCCTTGGTAGTACAGTCGAAGTAGCACGGTGTGTGCTTGGGTAGGTCACGTGATAACGTGGTAAGTAGTGATGACTTACCTGTACCCATGTGCCCTTGGACAAGGATGGTGCGCTTATGCCCACCGTTGAGTATTGCTGTTGCAATCTGGTCTAAGCTAAGTGCGTACATTTGAATTGCTAAAGTCATGACATTTCTCCCTTGATTTGTTAGTGCGGCACTAACTGATTAAAGATCAATTGATGGAAGTGCTTTGATGACATC